TCTGAAGCCTTCGGGAGGAATGAGCGAATCGCATACTTTTGAAAACGTCTCCCCGTCTTTGTCCATGTCTCCTCGTTTCCGTCGCTCAGTTGAGCGGCTTTCCTACTAATGAAACCTTCTGCTTTACCGGCGTCCCATCTGCATCGATGCCCTCTTTTTCGGTTGTGATCTCGTGCGTTGCATCCTGGGGCTGCAGCGCAAACGGCGGAATTTCCAGTCCCATCGACTCAAACATCTTCGTCTGCGCGTCCGGTGGGAACTTGCTGGGGTCGATGCTCACGTTGCCCTTGAATTCTAGCTCCTTCGGAGGCTGCAACTGCTTGAGCATGTTCATATGCTCCTGCCAGTGCAATTTCAAGTTCTGCCAGATCGCCTGCTGCTCCTCGTTGCCGTGCTTGAGCTTGCGCCCGGTCGGAGAGGTCAACATGCCCAGCGTGATTGCCGCGTGGATCATGTGATTCTCGCTGTTGTCCTGCGCGATTGGCACGGTCGAGACTTGCGGCGGCATGGCCTGCATCTGCTGTTGTAGTTGCTGTGCTGCTTGCTGGAGCGCCTGCATGGCCTGCTGACCCTCTGGCGTCTGCGCCTCGGGGTGGGTCTGGCCGTCCGTAATCTGCTGCGCGATGGCGGCGAGTTGCTGCTGGAGCGGCTCCAACTGCTGATTCGGAACCGGGCCGGAGCGCATTAGAATCTCAAACTCGCCCTGCTGCGCTTCTACCTGGTCAGCGTTGGGGATGTTCAGCTCTTTTAGGCTCGGGAACTTGGCAAACACGCTCAGATTGCGCGGGTCCATCATAATCTGCTGGTAGAGCGCGACATTGCTGCTCTCCTTGAGCAGGTCAGTCATCTCTTCTTCTTGCTCGGCCAGCGTCTGCGGGATTTCGAGCGATTCCGGTTGCACAAGGACATTGCCCTGCAACTTGCTCAGTTCAATCTTTAGTTTCTTCTGCCCCGGCAGTGATGCGCTGAAGTCCGCAATGCGATTATCTGCGGCAGACTCAACCGCCTGCTGGGAGATGGCGCACACTGCCTCGCACAGCGCGCCCCAAGGCATCGACCATACCTGCATTGCCTGATCGCGCTTGAGTCGCGTGGTCTTGAAGACTCCCTGGTCCTCGGAACCATCGGCCTCTCCGAATGCGGCAGGCGATCCGCCGTCCATCGCCTCGGGTCCGCCCTGGATGAGCCACTGGATGAAGGTCAGCAGCGAATCATTCGGCACAGGCACATTCTCGACGCCGGTAATGTCGCTGATCTTCATGCCTTTGTCTTCAAGTCCTGTGACCGCCGTCACCTTTGCGGGGTCATTCGACTGAGAATTAAGGAGTTGCGTATCGATATACGGCTCAAGCGCGTAGCGGCGAGGGACCGCAGAACGAAAATAGCGATCAGCAAGCGAAATGTTTGCATTGAGAACCTTTTGCAGTGGAAGATAGTTCGTGAGCAGCGCCTCGCGGTTCTGCCCGTCGCCGGGTCCGGGATGCACGAACTTGACATGCTTCGACATGCGAGAATTGCGGCAGAATGCGAAGTTTCCGCCTGCGTGCCAGACTTCTAGGCCATCAGGGAAGGTTTCGAGGAACAATTCGCGGATTTCCTCGTCTTCGATGCCCTCATACTCGCTGGGCTTGAAGAATGTCACGCTCTCGGTGGAGTCGTTCTTGTAGGCCTCACCGCTGGAACTTGACGCCTGTACCGCCAGCCGCACGTTGATGCGCGCCAGCCGGTCGATCTGATCCATGCCGCCCACATTGCCGCCGGCGGCGATCTTGTTGCGTACCCAAGGATACTGCGATTTAAGCTTGTTGACGGAGACCTCGTGCTGATAGCGGCACCAACCCATCTCCTCTTCTTCGTCGGCCATGAGCGGGACTTTCCACTCCAGCTTGCCGCCGACAAAGGTTACTTCGCGACGGGATGGAGCCTCGTCCGAGTCTTGATTATCCCCGGCACCCATTGCGGGATCACTATCGCCTTCCATCGGTTGCATCTCGGTCTCAGGCGTAATTCCTTCCGATTCATGCGCTCCATAAGTCTCCTGCTTTCTGTTTGGTAGTTCCGTGCCCCAGCGCGTCTGGTCGGCCACCGTGAACGTCAGGAAGCCCACGCGGTCATCCGTGCAGAAGTAGCCCGCTGCCTTCTTGACAACGCCTTTGAGATTCGCTTGATGCAGAAACACTTCGAGGAACTTCTCGGCCTCTTCGCTGGCGGCCTGATCGATTGGGTCTTCGTCATCCACTGCGGCGACGGTCGTACCCGGCACAACCCGGCTTAGAAGCGCGGTAATCTTCTTGTGGCGCGCCCCGAAGACATTGCAGGAGAACAGCTTCATTGCGTTCCCTGCCGCCATGACACTCTGCGCGCCGTTGGCCCCCGATGAGCCACCGAACATACCCCAACCCTTCCAGCCCACGTTCAGGAACTGGTAATTGCGCCGGAATAGGCGCATCTCCCACGCTTGTAGAACTTCCCAGATTCGCGCAGCCGCGTCCGTCTTGTTGACGTTCTGCGTAAGTTGCTCAATCGCTGAGACGTACTCGCCCAGTTCGTCCGGGCCGTAGATTTCCTCTTTGCCGTTCTCCTGCGCACCGCAGAACCACGGCGCGATCTTGCCGGGTGTGTAGCCGGATGGTGGCCAGGACATGGGCGTCAGGCGCTGCGCAATGGGTTCTGGCTCGTCCTGTTCGATGTCGTCGGGGTTCAGCGTTGGGTCAGGCATTAGAGATCGTCTTTCTGCGGGCCTTCGCTCAGAATCGGGCATCCGTTGGGGTAGGTATCAGGGATCGAGCTGCGCTTTGCTTTTCGCTCTTCCTGCTGTGCGTAGATGCGTTCCCAGCCATTGCGGAACTCGTCTGTGATCGGCTTTTGCTGCTCGAAGTCCATGCTACCTCTTTTCACAACTCGTGTCCGCTGAACCTATCCATGCAAGAAATAGCACGCTGCGACAAACCTTGATTGCTAAATACTAATGACTTTTCCCATGGAGGAACGCCATCATGCTTGCGCATTTCTTCGTGATACGCCAATTCCTCCGCTGTACACCATCTTGCTTGAGGATCGAATACCCCTACTCTACCTGTTGTTGCTCCGCAGAAATAACCACGGAAGTCCAGCATGGATGATGAGGGGGTCGGAATAGGCAATAAACGCTCGCTGTCAAGTTCCATTAGCGCTTCATCCCGGCGAAACCCTTGGCCGACGCCTTGCGCCGACGTAACAACGGCGAGTCGCCCGGCTTCGGCGTTTCCTGTGCGGCTGTCAGCTTCTGGTCGGGAGGAACATGAAGCATGGCGTGTAGCGCGCCCGGCTTCTCTTGAAAACTGCCCTTGCTGCCTAAATCTACGGTCTTGGTCTTCATGGTCGCCTCTGGCAATGACTTGAAGTTTGTCGCCGAATCCCACTCGGACACTTTCGCAGGTCCGCCCAGCGCTTTCTCTCCGGTTTGAGAGTGCGCCTAGCGGGCCTGCTTGAGTGAGCGAAAGGGCATTGCTAGCTCTTGGGTTCCAGCGCGGCCCGCAGGAGGACGATCTCGTCTTCGAGCGCTTTGACGCGCAAGGTAAGTGCCTCGTTATCGGTAGGGATGAGTGGTTGCGCCTGCTCAAGCGTCTTGATCCGTGTGTTGAGATCGCGTGCGGCGTCCTGAAGCTGAATCGCGGTTCCTTCTGCGTAGCTGATTTCCATGGTGTCCTTTCGATTGAATTGCGCGGCGGTCTGACCTTGCTAGCCTATCCAAACCTTGGCCAGTGAAGCATGGGGCGAGGGTGGGAATCGAACCCACGGTTCCGCGCAAACTTTAGTAGCCGCCTTCGTGCTTTTCCTCGGTGAAATAATTGTCGAGGTGATCCTTCAGGGATTCGAGGTTCTCGCTGTCGTGCGCCGCGCCGGACTCGTGCGTGGTGGTGTGGTGGCCCTCCGGGTGGTGCTCGGTATGGACCGGCTTATCATGCAGCTCCGGTTCATCGTCCTCGCCGGCGTGCATCTCATCCTGATCGGCGGGATTCGCCATCGGCTTTGCCATCTTCTTCGCGGGAGGCTTGCCGCCACCGCCCATCGGCCAATTAAATCTCTGTGACATTACGACTCCTTTTCTGGATTGCGTTGAAGTTGTGTCAATGCAATAGCTTGCACTAGATCCCAATCGAGATCTTGCGGCGCGAATTCGCGCGGCTGGACGCCGATATGCTCGTTAATCATGCGCTGCTCGATGCGGGTCAGCGCGGACAAGACAGCATTGTGGCGCTCGGCCTGCTTGGCCTCCATCGCCTTGAACATGGTCAGCGATGGGATATCAGACACAAGTGCCGTCACGTCATCATGATAGCGCGTCAGGCGTTCGCCTGCGTCGGAGATGCCCAGCCACGCGCGGATTCGGTCACGAAAGGTCATTGCGAACATAGTAGCACTCTACTCCCAGAATTGGAGCGGTTTCTTGGCTTTCTCGCGCCGGTCCGTCTCACGCAGCATCTTGAAATGGCGCTCCATCGGGTCCGGCGTGTTGGCCAGGTCTTCAACCAGCGCTTCGTCGCGTGTCTTATTCATCGGCGTGACACCGAACGTCATTGCAAGCATATCCCCTGTGTCGGGCGATGACAAGCCCCGTTTTTTCATGTCTTCTTTGCGCTCAAGCTGGATCTGGTTCTTTGCGCTGTGATAGTACTCCGGCCCCGTCAGGTCGGCCTCAAGCTCTGGATCGTCTGGAATCTGCGCAGTGACCAGCCAGTCGCGCAGCTTGCCCCAGACCTCGGCGCGCTTGTTGAAGTACATGAACTGGTCGCCAGGGGTTGCGCCGCCGTGAAACTCTTCGATGCGGAACCATTCGGGCAGAATGATCTCTGGCGTGCCGCCAGTCTTGCGCAGCGTATGAGGTAAGCCAGCCGCTTTCCACGCCTCGGGAAGGTAGGTTCGCACATAATCCACCACGCCTCCGCCGATGCCGTCACCGTCCACCACAACCGAGCGTGGACGCTCTTGAAGAATGCGCATGATGACCTGCCGGCCAACCTGGATCGTGTCCATGCCGCGAATCTTGTCAGTTGTCACAGCGCGCAGGCCCTGCCGGTAGCCAATTACCGTCTGATCGTCGCCGAACCGCGCCACGTCCACGCTGAGGATCTTGTACGCCCTGCCCTGGTCGCCCACGTTGCGCTTGCGGGCATCTGCCACCACGTCACCGGCGATAAACTGAGAACTTCCCGCCCTGGGGAACTCTCCGCGGACGCGCACTCTTACAAAATCTGAATCCTCGCCGTAATCATCAACCCATTCGCTTAATAGCTTCTTGTTTGTGCCTTCGACCTGCCTACTATCGATCTGTTTGCGCACCCATCTATGCTTGTTCTTTCCAAAGCATTCACGAAACGCTCCGGTATTCTGCGTGGGATTGCCGAAAGCTAGGAAGATCAGGACGGTGTCCTCGTCGGTGAGCGCGCCCTCGCTTGTTTCCCAGACGATGTAGGGAATTTCGCTGGCCTCATCCATGACCAGAATCACGATTTTGCGCTTGTTGTGCAGTCCGGCGAAGGCTGCCGGGTTGTTCTCCGACCACGGCACCGCATCAATGCGCCAAGTCTCCTCGTGTCCTTTGTCTTTAACCCCTACGCTTTCACCTTTAACCTTGAACCAGTCGGCGTTTATGAGCCTGCGGAACCATATCGCCAGCTCTGGCCAGGTCTTAGTATCGAGCTGTTTGCCGGTGTTGGCCGTGACGTTGATGCGCGCATCGACATAACAGCTCATTCCCCAACCGCAAACCATTGATATTAGAGCGCTTTTACCGACACCATGGCCGCTGGCTACTGAGATGCGCAGGGGGTCAAATCTGTTTTCGGATCGTAGAT